CTTTCTTGTTGGTTCTGGCTGCGCCAAGCTCATCGTTTAGTTCTGCCAGCGTCATTTGTCTTTCCATATCTCTATTATATCACTCTTTTTTCGTTTCGTCAATTGTGCGGTGTTGCCATAGATATAGGAAATGTCGGTCATAAGGTGTCACTGCTTAATTTCAGAGGTGGTGATAGATATGATTGTAGGTCTTGATGAGATGAAGGGATACCTTCGAGTGGACTTTGATGACGATGACGTACTCATTGAAAATTTCATAACAACCGGTCAGAACCTCTGTGCAGATATAGCCAGGTTATCTGCAGATGAATTAGGTGCAATCCCGTCATCTAAGATTGCAGTTATGTATGCAGTGGCATTTCTGTACGAACACAGAGAAGACGCAGACCATCATCAGCTTACCATTTCCCTTCGCTCATTGCTTGAGGGCGTAAGAAGGAGTGTGTTCTGATGGATATTGCGCTTTTGAATGTCAAGATTACTATTCTGAAAAATGAAACTGTAGTAGATGCCATTGGTAATCACAAGAACGAATGGACAGACTATTACAACTGCTTTGCAACCGTCAGTGGTGAGGGCGGCTCGGAAAAATCGGTGGCAGGGATTATTGTGGATGATTCGGATTTGTCCTTTACAGTCAGATACTGCAGAAAGCTGACAGATATAGATGCTGCTAAGTTCCGTATTGTTTTCGGCACGGATTTATACAATATCGTTTCCGTTGACCACATGAATTACAAAAAGAAATCACTCAAATTCAAGTGTGAGAAAGTGAGGCGGTAAGCATGGCATCTGACAGAGTATCCATTGACGAAATGGCGGCCGCTATTATGGAAGGTTTGCAGGAATATGCAGATCTTGCCACGGAGGATTTGAAAAAAGCCGTAAAAAATGCAGGCAATGAAGTCAAAAAGGACATTCAGGAAAATGCTCCGAAAGATACGGGAACCTATGCAAAAAGCTGGTCTGTGAAAAACACTAAGGAAACCGCTAATTCCCTTGAGGTAACGGTTTATTCCAGAAACCGTTATCAACTGGCACATCTGCTTGAATTCGGTCATGCCAAGCGTGGCGGAGGTCGTGTTGCGGGAAAGGCACATATTGCTCCGGCGGAGGAATCCGCCATAGAAAAACTGGAACAGGAAATACAGAAAACATTGGGAGGTTAAGCCAATGGAAGAACTTATATCAATATTAAATGAAGTTGGCATCCCTTTTGCCTATGATCATTTTGCGGAGGGAGAAAGTCCGGAACCGCCCTTTATCTGTTATCTTCTGCCGAAGAGCGATAATTTTGCGGCTGATGGCAGAGTGTATTTTAAAATAGATGAGGTGCATATCGAACTATATACTGATGAGAAAAGTCCTGCAATGGAGCAGACACTTGAAGCCGTGATTGACAGTCACGGTTATTTTTATCAGAAGTCGGAAACATGGATTGACAGCGAAAAGCTGTACGAAGTCCTATATCAATTCGAAATGGAGGGAATAAACAATGGCAAATAAGAAGAATAAGGTTAAATTCAACATCTGCAATGTGCATTATGCCATTCAAAATATTGCGGAGGACGGCACGGTTTCCTTTGAAACTCCCGTAGCTATGCCGGGTGCAGTGTCGCTCTCGCTTGACGCAAACGGTGAACCGAGCAACTTTTACGCAGACGGTTATGCCTATTACACTATCAGCAACAATATGGGCTACGAAGGCGATCTGGAGCTTGCAATGGTGCCGGAGTCTTTTCGCACTGATGTGCTGAAGGAAGAACTGGACAGCAATAATGTGCTTGTAGAAAATGCAAATGTGGAAACAGCTAATTTTGCATTGCTCTTTGAATTTGACGGTGACATCAAAAAAATCCGCCATGTGCTTTATAACTGTGCGGCAAGCCGTCCGAGTATTGAATCGCAGACGAATGAAGATGAGGTCGAGGTACAGACAGAAACTCTTGCACTGACAGCGACTCCTCTTGCAAACGGCTATGTAAAGGCAAAGACAGGCGATGATACTACGGATGCGGTTTATCAGAATTGGTACGGTTCGGTATATATGCCTGTAGCTGAAACTACAGCAGCAGTAAAATCCACAACAAGCAGTACAACTTCGAGTACGTCTAAGTCGAGTTCTTAATGGGAGGTAACGTATTATGAGTATGACAAAAACAATAGAGATTGACGGCAAGCAGGTGTCTTTCAGGGCATCTGCCGCCATTCCGAGAATTTACCGTATCAAGTTTCATAGGGATATTTACAAAGACCTGTCGGCACTTGAGAAAGCAATCGGAAAGAACAATGAGGAAGATAGCAATCTTGATCTTTTCAGCTTGGAGATGTTTGAAAATATAGCTTATATCATGGCAAAGCACGCAGACCCGTCTATTCCCGACTCTCCGGAAGAATGGCTGGATAATTTCGGTACATTTTCAATTTATCAGGTTCTGCCGCAGCTCATTGAGTTATGGGGACTTAATGTACAGACCGATGTGACCGCTAAAAAAAACATCGCCCGACTGACAGACCGATGACAACACCTTTATTTCTGCTCCGCTGCGTACAGCTTGGCATTTCCATTCGTGACCTTGATTTGCTTACGATTGGAATGGTCAATGATATGTACGCTGAGAGCAGCAATGATGATGCAAAATATAACGCTCTTGCTACGCAGGAGGATTTTGATAAGTTTTAATGAATGTTATGTGAATTTTTTGATTTTGTATTGCTTTTGTGCTGACAAATGAGTATAATATAGATGTACGAAGATACGCTTTTTGAAAGGAGCGATTGTTATGGCAGCAAAATCAGCAAATTTATATGCACGCATTGAGCCGGAAGTTAAGGAACAGGCAGAGAGCATTCTTTCCGCACTGGGTATTCCCGCCTCAAATGCAATCAATATGTTTTATAAACAGATTATTCTCCAGAGAGGACTTCCCTTTGAAGTGAAAATCCCATCAACGAGACCGGTGGATATGAGTACCTTATCCGAGGATGAAATGAATGCTGAATTGGAGAAAGGATATGCGGACATGAAAGCCGGACGTACAAAACCGGCAAGCAAGGTTTTTGCAGATATCCGCAAGGATTATAATCTATGATATTTGAAATTGAGATTTCGGCACAGGCGGACAATGACCTTCGTAATATATACGAGTATATTGCTTATGAATTGCAGTCTCCGGGAAATGCCAAAGGTCAGCTTGACCGACTGGAAGACAGCATTTTAGGTCTTGATCAGATGCCGGAGAGATTCCGTGCTTATGAGCATGAACCGTGGCATAGTCGAGGACTTAGAATCATGCCTGTGGATAATTACTGCGTGCTTTACATTCCCAATATAGAAAAAGCAGTAGTTACAATTATCCGTGTGATGTACGGCGGGCGTGATATTGAAGCACAGTTGAAGAAATATACAAAGATATAAATCGAAGTTCATCGCTTTGAAAAATTAACAAAATAACCTTACAAAGCATCAGTCAGAAACGGCTGGTGCTTTTCTTATGCTCGGAGAAATCCGGGCTATTTTTATGCCAAAAGGAAGGAGGTGCTTTAGGTGGCAAACAGAATCAAAGGTATAACCGTTGAAATTGGTGGTGATACTACCAAACTACAGACTGCCTTAAAGGGTGTTAACTCTTCCATCAAGGATACGCAGTCGCAGTTAAAAGATGTTGAAAAGTTGCTAAAGCTTGATCCGTCCAATACGGAACTGTTAGCTCAAAAGCAGAAGCTGCTGTCTGATGCTGTAAAAGAAACTAAAGAAAAACTGGAAACCTTAAAGACCGCAGCGGAACAAGCTAATACTGCTCTCGAAAACGGTGATATTTCGCAGGAACAATATGATGCTCTTCAGAGAGAAATCATCGAAACCGAAAGCGATTTAAAAAAACTGGAGGAACAAGCAAATAAATCAGCGACCGCCTTACAGAAAATATCTGCTACCGGTGAAAAGTTAAAGACTGTCGGAGATAACATTTCCTCAGTCGGAGAAAAAATGTTGCCTGTAACGGCAGGTGTGACTGCACTCGGAACAGCAGCGGTAACCACTGCTGCAAACTTTGAAAGTTCTATGAGTCAGGTTCAGGCAACTATGGGTATTACAGCGGATTCCATGTCAGAGGTTGACGGGCAATCGGTTAATACAATGGATACTCTTTCTGAACTTGCAAAACAGATGGGAAGTGAAACAGCTTTTTCTGCCAGTGAGTGTGCAGAAGCATTAAACTATCTGGCACTTGCCGGATATGACACGCAGGAAATGGTAGATACCTTACCAACGGTTTTGAACCTTGCAGCCGCCGGTGATATTGACCTTGCGTCTGCATCAGACATGGTTACAGATGCAATGTCTG